GATCCGCTGTGCTACCGATAGAGAAGTTTACAGAGCAACTTAATACTCGGGTACGTGGGCGACAGATGACCATGAAGATAGAGTCTACGGAAGCAGGTGTTACATGGCAGTTGGGGTCTCCGAGGTTGGATATGCGGCCTGATGGGAGACGGTAGTGGCTGGCGATAACACAGTATACAATGTTCCGTTTCGTGCCCCAGCTCTGCCGTATGCGCCTCAAGTGTACAACCAAGAGTCGTTTGAGCAGTTCAACAACGTACTACGGATATACTTTAACCAACTAGATAACGCGCTGAGAAACGCTATGGCAGTCCAAGAACCATACGAGTTACAAGTAGCTAAAGGCCAGATCGCTGGTGCTTCTACGTTGTACAAGTTCGGTACCAATCCAGACATCGATAGCGCAGAAGAAACGATATGGAGCACTGGGGGTGATTATCCTTGGCCCACGACTGCATTTACTGCGTTTATTAGTAGCTCTAGTGCAGCAGATACTAGTGCAGGTACGGGTGCACAGACCGTAACCGTTGAGGGGGTAGACGAGAACTACGCAGCTCAGACCGTAACCGTCAGCATGAACGGGCAGACTCAAGTGCAGATTGGCGATGCTTCTGGTTGGTTGCGGGTTAACCGCATATTTGTTGCTACTTCAGGATCAGGCGGCACTGCTGCAGGTACGATCTATGTCGCTAATAGTGGGGTTACCAGTGGGGTACCTACCGGAATAACGTACGGGAATATAGTACAAGGCGACAACCAAAGCCAGATGTCAGTGTATACAGTCCCTGCAGGATTCACGTTATTTCTTGACGATGTTACGTTTACAGCAGCTATTGCTATCGCTAACAAGAACGTAACCGCTAAGTTCGTGACTAGAGACTTTGGCTCAAACACGTTTCGCACAAAGATCATACAGACAGTACAGAGTAATTTGCTTGTATTGCCTTTTCATTACCCGTTCAGCATTGCAGAGAAAACGGATATGGAATGCCGAGCCAGCTCCGATACTACCAACGTAGTCGTCGGCGCTTCATTTGAGGGGGTGCTAATAGCAAACTGATATGGCTCTTTCTAAATATGCAGAACAATACGTACGTCGGTTTCTCGCGTCTGGTGAACCGGGCAAGGTGTCTAAGGCTAAAAGATACTTAGAAAGCCAAGGACTCAAGGCGGAAGACTACGGGTATGTAGACCCTGAAGTTAAAGCACGCGAAGACGCAGCGCGACAAAAGATCGCGGACGAGAAGGCTGCACTTGCAGAAGCCAATAGAATTGCAAGGGAAGAAGCCGAAGCTGCGTATTTAGCGCAACAAGAAGAAGGCAAAGTCAAAAGAGAGGCAAATGCTGCTCGTCAGAAGAATTACGGGGATGAACCCACAAAAGATACGCTAGATGAAGACGCTACTCTTGAGGGTTTTTGGGGTGAAAAAGCTAAGGAAACAACAGCAACACTTCAACGCTTATTAGAAAATACAGGAGCAAATTTTCTCGAGATCCAACTTAATATGTTGGGTAAGCAGATTGTTGCAGGTGCAGCAACGGTAGAAAATCCGCTGGTTAACCCTGATTCTTTTATAAATCGTTTAGGGTTTGATGTTTCTTCGGGTAAGAATAAAAAAATCTTAACGGATCTTTTTGGGGAAAACGACACTATATCCGCATACCAACTTGCAACATCTTTAGGGTATACAAAAGAACAATTCACTAGCATACCCGCCCAAGCGCAAAGAATAACTGCTGAAACGCCAGCAATGCGGGAACTCTTCAAAGACCAAGACTATAAAGCAACACCGTTTGAATTAGAAGATGCTGTACTTAACGGTAAGACAGCAGAAGAAGTTGCGGAATACGTAGACCCACGGTACGTCACTGAAGCGGAAGCCATAGCAGCGTTTGAAGCAGAGAACGGGTATAGGCCTTCTCCAGAAGAAGTTCAAGACCGTATAGGGCAGGCCGAGTACACCGACGCTACAGATGCGGCAGGGCAAGAAGCCTACGTAAACCGGACAGCAAACCATGAACAGGCAGAACTAGAAGATCTAAAGTATTATGTGGATGCTCGTCAAATTACTGTAGACGAAGTAAAGGATTATGCTGCACAAAATGGGTTAACAATTTCAGACGAAGAAGCGGAAAAACTTGCTCGGCAAGGTAGCCTAGAAGAAATTGTTAATGAAGAACAAAAGATATTTGACGACTTTGACGAACGTTTTGTTACTAGAGCGGAACTAGAAGGAATTGCTAGGGCTGAAGGTTACGACCCCGCCAGTCTTACCGAAGAAGATTATGCCGAGTTTAGTGGTGAAACGAGTCAATCGGATGCGGTTAAGGCCATAGATACTCGTGCAACAACAGAAGAAGAACTTATAGAAGTATTTGAGCAGCGTACAGGAATTGCATTAGACCCCTATAATCCAGAAGACCGCGAAAAACTTACAGACATGATGGAGGCTGCAACTGCCGCTAACGGTGGGGTAGTACCTAGTGATGCTGAATTTAAAGCGTGGACTAAGAAGAATATCGAGTACGACCTTGGGGTGCAGGTGGGGCGTCTGGCTACTGGTGTGCGTAACGCTATATTTGGGACTGGGCCGGGAGGTCGTCCTAAGACGTTACAAGAAATACTCGACGAACTGCTCAGCCCTCCCGGCACTGCGGGGTTTGGGGGTAAGTCACCTCTTGTAATAAAGACTACGCCGGGAGGAGCGATAGGTGCCCCATCAACAGGTGTATTTGGTTCGCCAAACGTACAAGTAGAAATAAAATTCCCTGTGCCCCTGCCCGTCAATGGGCCGCCTATAATTGTACCTTTATATGAAGAAGGGGTTTATGTAGGCCCGTCTAGTGCAGGAGAGCTTCTTGTAGGCGAAGATGGGGTTATTACGCAGGTTAAAGATAACGTGACAACGACTGTCGGGCGTATTTCTGGGCAAGTAGTTCAAGTTGTCGGTGCTGCTGGCGAAGTCGTAAAAGCCATACCTTTAGGTGCACTAGACAATCCGGGCTGGAGAGAAGGTGACCCAAACCCCAATGATCTGGTTCTTGATGAAAGTGGTAACCCGGCGCTTATTGATGAAAATGGTAATGCCCTAGACAAAGAAACTGGTCTGCCGGTATATGAAGCTCCTGATGACGCAGACGCAGACAATACATTTGACCTAGAAGACCAAGATGGTGACGGTATACCCGACGCTATAGACCCTGAAGTTACGGTCGGTAACGGAGAAGATCCTGAAACAAAAAGCCCTTACGACTCCGGTGAAGCCTCCGATGCTTTTCGTAATTCAAGTTGGCCCGACCCCGACCCCGACGCGCAAGACACGTACTCTCGCCAAATAGAACAGATGTTTTTGGACTATGGGTTAGATACTAATCAATGGCCTGAAGGCGAGAAACTTAATATAACGGGGCCAGATGGGCAGCCGGTTGACGCAAATGAAGATGGTGTCTATACGGTCGAAGAACTTACAGCGGTGGGTATTACTCGTGCAGCAGGGTACGACCCCCGTATGTTTTTGGGGAATGATGCTAGGCTCGTACTCGACACCCTAGAAGGCACATTAGACGGCCTTGGGTTAGATGTAGACGAGATCGAAACTATCTTAGGGCGCATAGAAACAGACCTGCAGAATGTTACTACTGCCGAAGATCTAGAAACGTTCAGGACCAACCTTATTACCGAGTTGACTGACCCAGAGACTGGCTTGCTTTCAATGGGTATAGACGAAGACGAACTTGGGGATGCCTTAGAACCTATAACAAAAGCTGTTGATGACCTTGAAGGTGCTATAAACGATGTAGGCCGAAACGTTGGGCTTCGTGCCGTAGAAGATGATCCTAACACGCCAGATGTAGACGAAAGTAGACCTGCTACAGGGTTGTACGGTTATATAGATGACGCTGTTGAAGCTGTAGAAGGCGACGTTGAAGCTATTGTAGGTGTAGCCGATGTTGATGGCGAAGGTAACCTAACTAAAGATAGCACTGGGTTATACCTTGAATTCTACAATGCTGGTGTTGACTACGATGCCGCACTCGACCTAATCGGCAACAAAGACGAAGGTACAGGTTTATACGGTTATATAGACTCTGCCGTTCAAGACCTAGCCACTGTAGACGATGTGGAACGTATTGTAGGTGTACCCGATATTGACGAAGAGACCGGGGAGCTAACTGATAAAAGCACTGGGTTATACCTTGACTTTTACAACGCTGGTGTTGATTACGACACGGTTATAAGTCTAATTGGTGTGCCTGACGACCCGGAAACCGAAGATGTAGACGAAGGGCGCGGTTTATTTGGTTACGTCGGTAAAAGTAACGAAGACGTTAAGACTTATATAGATAACCTTCTTGGTGATGTGCCCGGACAGGTTACGGAAATACAAGGTGACGTTAACACCCTAGTTGAGTACGTTGGTTCCCCCGGTGCTGATGTAGACGATCCAAACACCGAAATAGATGAAAGGCTACCTACTGGTTTATATAGAACATTGTTTAACCAAGGTGTAGCCATAGATGCAATACCGGGAATAATAGAAGGGATTGTCGGGGTACCTGAATTTGGTGTAGATGACGATGGAAATCCTACTACCGAAATAGTTGGCGGCACCGGTCTATATGGGGAAGTAGTTAACCTTAATACTGATGTAAACACCGTAATAGCATCTATCAACGACACAGTAATCCCTGAGATTACATCTATATCTGGATTTTTAGGTACCCCCGGTGCCGCTGTAGACGACCCAAACACCGAAATAGATGAGACGCTACCTACCGGATTATTCGCTACTATCGAAGCAAATCGGGCTGCGGGCGAAACGGAACGTGACGCAATAATAGATGCGATTAACACGTTTACCAGCGATGGTCAGTACACGATAGAACAAGTTCTCACTGCTATAGGTGATAGCAACACTGACCTGAAGAATTTTATAGGTAGCCCCGGTGCAGATGTAGACGACCCTAATACCCCTGAAGATGAGACTTTACCAACAGGTATTTACGAAGGTATCGCTATTTCTGAAGGGGTTATAACTGACGCTATTGCTGCTTCTGAAGATAACACTAACGAGTACTTAACCTACATTAGTCAAATAATTGGCGTCCCTGCCACAGAACTTACGCAAGAAGATATAGACACTGTTGTAGGGTTAATTGGTGAAGACGAAGCAATTACTGAAATCAACAACGATAACCGCCTATACGACGCTAACTTTGATGGCGTCATTAACGACATTGACATCGGGTTGCTTCAAGGGTTTGTAGATGCAGGTGTGGACGGTGTTGGCGAAATTCCTGCTACAGGGTTGTACGCAGATGCAGCGCAAAGGCAATTAGAACTAACAGGGTATATAAGCGACCAAGATGATATAACACGGGGTCTGATTAGCGACGAAGCTAAGGCTACTCGCGGGTTGATGGGTGCCGCTACTTTCTTTAACGCTTTAATGGGTGCGGGGGATCTATCAGGTACAAGAGTAGATGTAAGCACCCCGGACCCTGCACGTATAAACTACATATACGACTTTGAAGATGTCTTTGCTACACCGCAACAAAAGAGTTTATTCCCATCTCCTTACGGCAAACCACAGATGGCGCAACAACAGCAAATGGCGCAGCGACAAAGCAGTACGTCAGGTCCGTTGCAGATCGGAGGGATGGCACAAGGGGGTAAAGTAGACTATGATTTTACCGACGAAATTATGCAGATAATGCGTTATGGAGACAATTAATGAGTTTCTTTGATTACTATGCCGATGCACTTGAGATAATGGATGCAGGGCCAGAAACCGAAGGGTTAGGTTCGTTAAGCGCAAACAACGGTATTAACGCTAACACTACCGTTGGGTATAACCTACCTTTATCTAATACAAACGCTGGTGGTGTCACTGTAGATGCAGATGGTAAGATGGTTATTGGTGTGCCCGACTATTCTTTTGTGCGTGGTGCAGTGCCGGGAACGTATAACCCTGACCGAAGACCGGGCAGCAGAGGGCAACGATACTTTACCGACTTTGCTTATACCTCACCGGGAATGGAAGAGCAGGCTAAGAACATATTAACACCTCAAGCGGCACAACTTGCAGCAATGAACACTGCAAATGCTATGGGTTACCCCGGCACTTATAGCTCACCAAGCCCTACCGGCATGACGATGGGTAACGATGGTAGCGGCCCTGCCTCTGGTGTAATAGATTTAAACCCAGTGCCGACTAACAATGGTGGGACGGTCGGTGGGGGCAACACGGGGTTTACTGGAGGCGTTGCCAGTCAACAGTTTAAATACGGTGGGGGCATTGCTGCCCTTGCTGGTGGTGGCGCTGCTTCTGCATACAACCGTAGATACCATCCATATTCGGCTGGCGGGAGTACTGGTAGGGGTTACTATTTAGGTGGCTCGACGGATGGAATGGCTGACAAGATCCCTGCTACAATTGATGGTACTCAAGAAGCCAGATTAAGCGACGGGGAGTTCGTTATCCCTGCAGATGTTGTTAGTCATCTAGGTAACGGCAATTCTAGTGCTGGTGCTAACACGCTATACGGTATGATGGACAAAGTTCGACAAGCCCGTACCGGTAATAAAGAACAGGGTAAAGAGATAAACCCTAACAAATTCATACCAAGCAGGTAGAAGATTATGGCAGTCGGAGATCCAACTTCAGAAACGGGTTCGTTAGCCCCGTGGGCAGCACCCTACGTAACGGGTATGCTTGGCAAAGGTCAGGCACTCGCTAATCAAGGGTATCAAGGGTATACAGGGCCGCTCACCGCTGGGCAATCTGCTGGGCAACAAGCAGCGTTCCAAGGTGTAGCAGGGTTAGCAGTACCAACTCAACAGATGGGCGCTTTTCAACCGCAGCAGTTTACTGCTCAAGCGGCTCAAGACTATATGAACCCTTATGTGCAGGCTGCGTTAGACCCTCAGATCGAAGAAGCTCGACGCCAAGCACAAATTACTCGTCTTGCTGATGCAGGGCGATTGACTCAGGCTGGTGCCTATGGTGGGTCACGTCAGGCCATTATGGAGTCTGAATTAAACCGTAACCTTGGACAAAACGTTGCAGCCATTACCGGTCAGGGTTACCAAGATGCTTATACTCAAGCCATGAATCAGTTCAACGTTGAACAAGGGCGACAACAAACTGCACAAGACGCAGCCAATCGGTATGGTCTGGAAGCCTTGGCATCACAAGCTAATCTTGGTGCACAAGAACGTGCCATCGAACAAGCGGGTATATCTGCGGATCTGGCTCAGTTTGAAGAAGAACGCGACTTCCCGTACAAACAAGTACAGTATCAACAGTCGCTGCTCCAAGGACTACCTATTAGCGCACAGCAGTATAGCTATCAAGAACCCAGTGGATTAAGCGAATTCATTGCTAGTGCTGGTGGTATTGCAGACTTATTTAGAGGGTGGGGTGGGGACTAATGGCTATGAATCCTATGGGCGGTATCGACCAACAGATACAACAACGTAAAATGCAGTTCAAGGATAATCCCCAGCAACTACAGCAACGCTATGGGCAGAACAAACAGCTACTAGACCTATTAGCCCTACAAGAGATCTCCAAAGAACAGCAGCAACGCTCTCAGCGTATGCAGATGGAAGCCCAACAGAACCCTGCAACGGTCGCGGATCAGATGCAGCAAGAAGTTCTTCAGGGTAAAAAAGCTGAAATGGCTCAAGGTCTACAAGGCATTAAAGGTCTGCGTGAACGCACTAAAGACGTAGGCGGTGCCCTTGCTCAGAAACAACAGCAACAGCAGAGACGTATGCAGCAGCAGGGGCAGCAGCCACAGCGTCCCCCTCAACAACAGCAACGCCCACAGGGTCAACCAATGATGGCTGCAGCCGGTGGCCTTATGACCCAAGCTGCACCGAATATAGATCCACGGTACTTTGAAGGCGGCGGTATTGTTGCTTTTGAGGCTGGTGGTAGGGTACAGGCGTTAATTGAAGAGTATCGCAAAAAAACAGCCGGTGCTAGAAACCTAAGCGACGAAGAGATACTAGCTAGGCTAGAGACAGCAAGACCTACTGAAGTGGCAGAATACCGCAAGAAGATGTACGGTACTACGGGTAAAAGTGATGCGGAAATAGAACAAGAGATTGGTGAATCGTTTTCAGGAAAACTAAAAGCTGCCCGTACTGCTGACCTTAGTGATAGGGGTCGCGCACCTGATCCTATGAGTATGGGTCTGGGTATGGGTATGGGATCTCCTACACTAGAACCGTTAGCGGCAGAAAGAATGGAGTATACGGGAGCAGTAGCTCCTGCTGAAAAGGTTATTGCCGAAGAAACTGTTGCTGACGAAGCCCGTGCTGTAGGTGAAGAGGCGGGTACTGCGGCTGCAGATGAAACCGAACTTTCTACTCTGGAACAAGCAATGGAACGGGCGAAGCAGTTGGGCCTTCCTGACGACTCTGCTGCACCTGACGCTCCTCTTGCACAAGCCAAACCTGTTGACGATTACTTACTAAACCCAGCAGCGCAAGCTGCAAGGCAAGGTGATAGGCAACGTGCGGCGTTTTCTGCAAACGAAGCAAGGCTAAACATGGGTATGCCTGCTGGTGGACTAGAGACCTTAGATAGAAGCAACTTAACACCAACACAAGGAGGTCGCCCACTCCCCGGTGCGCCAGAGATGCTACGTCGTGCACCTGAAAAAGAATTAACGCTAGAACAAGAATACGAAGCGTTACGAAGAAAACAACTTGCAGACCTTAAAAGAGATGAAGAAGGGTTAAAAGACACCAGAAGCAACACCAGAAGGTTGCTTGACCGCCTTACTGATGCGGCTGTTAACGCGTCTAAAAGACCTGCTTCTACTACGAACAGAGGTGCACTTGCTAGTTTTGGTACAGGCATTAGTGAAGCGGTTCGTGCCGAAAAAGCAGAACGCAAAGAAGGTTTAGCCGGTATTAGAGATCGCCGCAGCAAGCTGTTAGGAAGTGAACTAGAAAGAAAACAAGCCCTAGCCCAAATAGAACAAGGGGAACGAGGGTTGGATCTAAAGTCTACGGAACTAGCGAATAATCTAGGGATTAACTTGCAGCGTCTTGAAAACGATGCTCAAAGACTCAACATGGATACCGAACGGTATGCAAACGCGTTAGCACAATCTTCTAGAGAATTTGCCGTAACGGCAGCTTTTAAAGCAATGGATCTTGATGCTCAAGCAGCTTATAGACGTGATACTGCTGCACTCAAGACTAGAGAATTAGATCTTAAAGATAAGGCAACCAAAGCCCGTACAGACGCGTCTAAGCAAGATTTAATGGTTGAAATTGCAGATGCCAAAATTGCTGCACAAAATGCTGCAAGGGAAGCGGAACTAAGTCTCCTTGGCACTTTCAGAGCGCAAGGTTTTACGGGTGATGAGTTAGCTGAAAAAACAAAAACCGCAGTTGACGGTATACAAGCAGATAGAGATGCACTTATAGCAAGCCTGAATGCAATCGCATCTGGTACAGGTATTGCTATACCTACTAGTGGGGCTGCTGGTGGGGCAAGCCCTGCAAAAGAAAAGGCGAATGCTGTGATAGCGGCGAGTAGATAGAATGGCAACTGCAGAAGAATACGCAGTATGGATAGTCGATAACGAAGATAAAAAAGGTACTGAAGACTTTGAAATCGTTGTTGCTGCGTACAAAGAAGCTCTAGAAGAAGAAGAAGAAGAAGAAATATTCGTCCCGTCTGGTGACGAAGGTACCGCATTAGGTCGCGGTTTTTCTCGTGGTATCGACGTTGCTGGTCGGGGCTTTGGTTCTGCCCTTCAAGGTCTAGGTAAAGTAACTGGTTTTGAAGGCGTAGAAGAATTCGGTACTGAAATGGTTGCCGAGAACGAAGCCCAGCTAGCCGAACAAGAAGCAATGGCTACGCGCTTAAAAGACGTAGAAGGTGTTAACACTGGTCTAGATTTCTTCCTTGAAACCCTTGGCGAAACCGCCCCACAGACTGGCCTTAGCTTAGGTGCTGGCGCTGCTTCTGGTGCGTTGGCAGGCAGTGTATTCGGCCCTGTTGGTACTGCTGCTGGTGCTCTTGCTGGTGCTGCTATATCTCAACTACCCTTCTTCTACGGCAACAACCGTGAAGCTCAAAAAGAAGCGATTGAGCAGGGGCTTCGCGTCGAGATGGATGAAGGCGCGGCGTTCTTATCTGCTATACCCCAAGCCACTTTAGATGCCGTTGCTGAACGGTTCATGGTTGGTAAGTTCTTAACACCTAAAGCCATACGTGCTGGAGGGTTGTTTACTCGTGCCGCTAGAGGCGCTGGTGCTGGTGTTATATCCGAAGTCCCTACAGAACTGGGGCAAACCCTAATTGAACGTGCACAAGCTGGGCTAGAACTGGACAGTGACGAAGCCTTTGACATATACACTGAAACCGCCGTTGCTGCTGGGTTAGTTGGTGGTACGTTAGGTGGTGGTGCTGCAGGTATTAGTAGAGATTCTCGTGAAGTAGACGCTGAAAGAAAAGCTGCGGAAGATGAAATCGAAGCTGCAGCCGCTGCAGCAGAAGCAGAACTTGAAGAAGAAAAATTCTACGAAGGGGTACAGGCAGAGGAAGACGCCAAAGCTGCTGTAGAAGAAGAAAAATTCTATGAAGGGGTACAAGCAGAGGAAGACGCCAAAGCTGCTGAAGCAGCGAAGTTAGAAGCTGGTCGTGACGCGGAAGATGCAACAACGCCAATCGTTAGCGAAGAAGAAAAAGAAGATTCCGCAGCGATAGCAGTACCAACAGTAACGACGGAACAAGCTGCCGAAGAACAAAAGCAACGGTACAGCCTCCTACAACAAGTTATTGAAGATACCCCAACTAATAACTACAACACGTTACAAGGTGCTTTTGCTCGACGATTAGCAGAAGCAGGGATTACAGACACTGCTGTAACAGAAGCCGAAAAAAATACCATTGTCAGCGCAGTTAACGTACAACGAGCACCCTCAGAAGTACAGTCTCGTGGGCCGATGGTAACGGAAACTATTGAAGATACTTCTGTCGGTACCGCAGAGCTTGAAGCAGAGATACCGGAACGTGCGCCAGTAAGCCAAGATCCTACGCAAGCATCATTTCCGGGTATGAGCCGTAAGCGTGTCGCAGGGCAAGCACCGGTTGAATCTGAACCAGAAGTAGAAGGACCAAGAATAATAGACAAGGCGTTCTTAGACAGGCTGGGCATATCTGCTCAAGCAGGAATACGTAAGCGTAGAGAAGGCCAAGATTTTAATGACCCAGAAGTCCGACAAGACTTCATAAAGTTCGTTAACAATAAAACAGTTAAGGCCGAAACCAGAGAGAATGTAGCCAAGGAACTAGAAGGCGTATCGCAAGACCAACTAAGTCTGTTTGGTCAAAAGCCCCCTGCGTCACCTACACCACCTACGACACCACCTGCGCCTACGACACCACCTGCGCCACCTGCGCCACCTGCGCCACCTGCGCCACCTGCGCCTACGGCACCTCCTACTACCCCAACGGCTGAACCGGAAGTAGTTGCTGCGCCTGAAGAAACCGAGCTAGGGGAGCTTATAAAAGACGAACAACCTAAACAAGGGTACGTAGTAGAACTGGAACCCGAGGTCGAGTCGCTAACCAAAAAATCTGGTAACACCTACCCGTTAACTCGGAAAGGCGAGATCAAACCTTACGCCGTAATTAAGTCAGGGCAACCTACTCGGTTTTATTCTGCAAAAAGAACGGCAGAAAAAGCCGCTAAGGACGAACAAGGTAGTACGTTTGTAGCTACTGCCGACCTAGATGAAGATCAAACTCGTACCCTTGGAACCTTTCAGTTCCTACAAAAGGCGTTCGCAGACTTCAACGCAAAGCAAAAAGCTACAGAAGAAAAACCAGTAGAAACAAAACCGGAAGAAACACTAGAGTTCGATCCCAAAGAAGTTAGTTGGGTTAGACGTGCAGGGTATGAGCCTGTCTGGGGCAACAAAGAAATTGCCTTGCGAATAGGCTATGACCAAAAAACGAACGAAGTTCTTTACATACCTATAAAACAACAAGACGGCAAGGTAAAAAGTTTTAGTGGAAACCCACGAGATGTCTCAAACCCAGTATTTTGGGGCAAAGTATTTAGTGGAGCGGAGCTTGCGGAGTTAAGAGAAGCGAAAAGAAAAGCCGTTGCTATAGATGAAGCGGCGTACAATCGTCAAGTTAATGGGCCTTTCAAAGAAGGATCTAACGTAGCATTCTCTACTAACTTACCTAAAGAACTTGCTAATACGGCACAACAATTTATAGAGATGCTGGGTATCAAAGCCCGTGTATACGTAACAACTTTTGAAGACGCTTCTAACCCCGAAGAAGCAAAACTTAAAAACTTATACGGCCCATTTGCTCGTATAGCAGGGGCGGAATCTATGGGTGAAGGTACCCAAGGGTATACGCAACCGCTAACCAACGGTGACCATGTAATTGTTTTGAAGCCGCAAAATCGTAGGTCTAAAGCGATAGAAACGCTTACCCATGAAATAGGTCACGTATTCGAAGCGACTGAATATCAAAATGCTTCGCCCAGAGTACAAGAGGCTATACGAGCTGAATACGAAAAATGGCGTAGTAACGCTCGAAAGGGTACTGTGGGGGAACTTTACAATTCCCTACGCGCTCGTACGTCAGCGAAAGCAGCGATAGCAAACAACCGTGAGGTGCTTGACAGACCTGCAGCACAAACACTTGGGGCGTATTGGTTTAGTTCCTCGGAATGGTTTGCCGATCAAGTGTCTCGTTGGGCCGTAACATCTGAAAAACCGTTAACGATTGTCGATAAGTTCTTTGCACGAGTGGCTGCAGGTATGCGTAGGCTGTACGAGAGTATGGCGGGTAAGATTGGGCTGCCTAATACCGTGTTCAAAGATTACTTAGATAGTCGTGCAGTAACACCTGACCCACTAAACATACCGTTCCCTGAAGCGGTAAGTGGTAAAAAAACTGTGGACGCGCCCCCTGAAACAACAGGGCCAAAGGCTGTTATCACCGCTACTGCTGGTAAGTTTGGCGGTAAAGCCAGTGACCGTAAAGTCACGAAGGGTAAGAAAACGGTAGCAGGTCGTTCTGGTGAAAAACCGTTAACTAAAGCGCAAGCTGCCGCCGCTACCGCAAAAAGAAAAGCGGCTGCCGACCAAGCGGCTGCAACTAAAGAAGCTGAGAAAGCGGCGCAAGCAGATAGTGCCGCAGCTAGGAAGAAAGCCTTTGACGCAGCGGTTGACAAAGTGTACCAAGACAAAGTTAAAAACGCTGGTGGTGAAGCGAACCTAGAAGCTGCAGAACTAATAACCTTACGTAGAGCTGCTTTAAGGGATGTACGGGCTAGAGGTAGTTTGTTTAACATACAGACGCAGTTTGACCCTGACTTAGACGCGCCACTAGACAACAACGTCGTCAAGAATATCAAAGAAGGTAACCTAAAGGGTGCCTTGACTGCGTTAGCCTATGCTGCTGACAACCCCCGTGTTGCGAAGATTGCTTCTCAACTTACTAAATTCGTGGGTGATACGCGTGTTGTTATCGTACCTGCCAAGCCTACAGACGCACTGGGTAAACGGTATCGGGCAGCACTAGACGAAGAACCAAATACGAAGGGTGCATTCATATATAGCGATGCAGACCCTGCCATAGATAACGTTATACTACTTGATGAGAATACGGGTGTAACAGCGCATACCCTAATACATGAAATGTCGCACGTTACGACTATACAAGAGCTACAGAACCCGTCTAGCCCCGTTACTAAACAGTTAACCAACTTGTACAACGAAGTTAAAGGCGCTTTGAGCGGCTACTACGGAACACAATCGGTAGAAGAGTTTGTAGCTGAAGTACGCGGTAACTACAAATTCCGCCAAGAACTTGCGTCTATACCAATTGATAAGGGCGCTACAACAGGGTTAGCCCGTTACCTAGATATCATGAAGAAGTTCTTACGCAGAGTTTTTGGTTTGCCTAACGATGCGGCAAGTACTGCTGACAAGTTAATAGAAAGTATCTTAGCGCCGTATGCAGGTGTGCGTGGGTCGGGTACGTTGTACAACGCTTCGACTATGGACAAGGCTAAAAACTTTTTTGAGGACACTTACGAAAGCGTACCTACGTTCAAAGAAATCGGAGAGCGCGGTATATTAAACACGCTACTCAGTCCGGTACCGGATAAAGCAAAACGTTTTGCCTTGGGTATGTTGGATCTAAACGCCATAACAAAACTAGCAGAAGGTAAGATCCCCGGCGTAGACAAGCTGCTTGATATCGTACGTAAACAAAGCAGCGTCATAAACAAGCTGAACACCGGCATAGAGAACCTTGCACAGCGTACTGGCGCGTGGGCTAACAAACACGCAGAAGAGATGCAGGAACTAAGCAGGATTCTCACCCGCAGTACCTACCTGCATATAGACCCGTCATTGACCAAACAAGATGCAAAAAAGAAGTACAGCGCTGAGAATTTTGCTGAGTGGGAGTCGTTAAATACACGCTTCTACAAGTTAAGCCCTGAAGGTAGGGGTTTCTATAAGTCGTGGCGTAACCTGTATAAGTCTATGTACGACGATATCAGAAGAATCATGGAAGTCCGGTTAGGGGCTGAAATGAAGAACGGTGAGAAGAGTAAGCTGGTAGCCAATAAGCTGTTCGCTAAACTTACAGAAGGCGGCGTTATTGATCCTTACTTCCCGCTGATGCGCTTTGGTAAATTCTGGTTAGAGTACAGTGCGGTAGACCCTAGCAACGGTAATATCGAATACTACATGGAAGCATTTGATAGCGTTAAAGACCGGAAGGCTGCAATGAAGCAGGTTGAAGATCATTGGAATAACCCTAGCCCAGAAAATAAAGCACTGGTCGAAGCGCAAATTGCTGCCCAATTAGACAGCCCTACTGGTAAAACCAAGACCCGTGCAGAAGCAATAAAAGTTATCAGTGCTGTTAACGCGTTTTCTCGTGTAGAAGACAGCAAGTACAAAAAGAATGCGCCTTCTTCTTCGTTTGTTAACAGCGTATTAGATATCCTAGAAGCCAATGGGATAAGCGACAAGAACCCTGCACAAGATCAAATCATGCGGCTGTTTCTGGACACGTTACCAGAACGTTCTTTTGCTAATTCGTTTAGGCATAGAAAGAATACCCGTGGTGCAGTGGGTGACGTAACACCTACGGAACGTCAGATCCCTAACCATGATGTGTTAGCAGGGCTTAAGAACCGTGCTGCAAGCATCGGCCAACAGTTAGCACGTATAGAATATGGGGCGCAAATGCGTGCCTATGGTGATGAAATAACGGCATGGCAGAAAGACGTTTCAAGTAGTATAGATTTTGTATCCGACGACGAAAAAACTACCATACGTTTGCTGACCGAAGAGTTAGTAGAGCGCGCAAACTGGGCCGCTAGTCCTAATGTAGATCCTTGGGCACGTCTGGCGACTAGTTTTGGGTTTAACATGACGCTAGGTTTGAATATATCTTCTGCCCTTGTGAACTTGTCGCAGATCCCAATGGTGGTACTCCCTTACCTCGGTGCCCAGTACGGGTACACAGAAAGCATGAAGGCGATATGGAACGCGAAAAGAGTGTTCCTGTCTAGTGGCAGGACTCGTGAAATAGAAAGTTGGGGGCCAGATTTTGATAATGATAGTAAAGGGAAAATAAAAGTATCTACCAGCGCGATGCCGTCATTAGATAACATCAATTTTGACGAGGCTTCAAACGATATAAGGCGGTTCCAGACGTTATCTGAACTGGCCGATTCATTAGGGCAACTTAACCGTTCTATCGCTTACGATACGGTCGAGATCGATTCTATTGACAGTCCAATGTCGCAAGTGAATGCCGTAACTGGGTTTATATTCCACCACGGCGAACGGATGAACCGTCAAATAGCGATGATGGCTGCGTATGATCTAGCCCTCCAGAAAAAACTTAAGGATAAAGGGTTACAACCCAACCAATGGGAGAAGCTGGATATAGAAGAACGGAACGCGTTGGCGTTAGACGCAATCAACGTTACAGAAATGACTAACGGTGGTATCGCTGCCGCTGCCGCGCCACGTCTAGCACAAAATGGCGTTGGTAAAGTTGCCTTCTTGTTCAAGCGGTACGGGTCAGCCATGTACTTCATGCTCTACGACTTGATCGATTCTGCAATATCCAGCGACAAACCAGAGATGCGTAAGATGGCAAGAAACCAGCTTATGGGTGTTTTTGGTGGGGCTGCTGTTGTTGCTGGGGTACAGGGGCTACCGTTCTTTGGCGTCATTGCCATGCTATCTAACATGTTTAAAGGGGATGACGAAGAAGATTTTGAAACCGTCACTCGTAAATACTTAGGAGAAGGCGCATACGGTGGTGCGTTCAACTATCTATTCGGGGTAGACGTTGCCAGCAGAATGGGTCTGTCTAACCTAATATTCCGTGACCGACTAATCGAGAAGGATCAAAGTATATTCTTTACCGCTGCGGAGCAGGTAGGAGGCCCAGTGCTAGGGTCACTGCTGCAACTAGAACGTGGGTATGACCTATGGGGTAGAGGTGAGGTGTTACGTGGTGTAGAAGCTGCCATGCCAGCCGCCATACGAAACGGATTCAAAAGCGTACGCTTTGCAAACGAAGGGCCAAAAACTCTACGCGGGGATCTTATTGCAGAAGACATCAGCCCCGGCCACATTGCTGCTCAATTCATGGGGTTCGCACCTGCGGAGTACACCCGGCAGTTGCAGCAGAATGCCTCTCTAAAGAAAGTAGACCGCGCAATAAACGAAGAAAGAACCAGAATATTACGTAAGTACTACATCAGCATACGTCAAGGTAACGGGGGAGCTGTTGACCGCACAATGGAAGATCTTGTGGACTTCAACAAACGGCACCCTGAAGTGAGCATAACACCAGATACGATTAAACGGTCTATGCGACAGCACATGAAAACAACTTCTAACATGCACTATGGCGTTACGTTAAGTCCTAGGCTCGCGGCTAAACTCAAAGCGCAAGCGGCTGGATGGGACGATACCCCAGACCTTATGAGCGACCTAGGGATATAACCTAGGTTTCGGTGTGCGACTGTTCTTCGTCGATTATCTTTAAGGCGCTCAGTATAATCTGATCGTCACCTGCATCTAGTACGTTACTGTCGCGCAGTTTAACCAGCGTCATCCACGCCAGTAGTAATTCGTTTTTAGTTGCTTCCATTAGATACTCCTAGGGCAGGAGTTAAGATACCCCCTCCGAAGAGGGGGGTGCTTCTTAGAGCAGGAGGACGACAGTACGTTGTTTGCGAGAAGGGGACGCGCTGTCTGTGCCAATATATCATAGAACGCGCCATATACAAACTCCCCATTTATCGCCTACAACCCCTACCTGAACCTCTATATCCCAACCTTTACCTGCGGTTATTGTTTTAGCTTCCGCTATTGCTTTTGCAGTGTTGATGCAGGGTACAAAAATAGATGTACCTACTGCCATCGCACTCCATTCCACTACGATCCGTACCCCGTCAGGACATAGATCATACGTTCTCAGAACTCCCCGACTCATCGGCTTCCTCGGCAAATTGAACGACCAGTACGTCTGTGGGCGGCATCCTAAAGTGGGTGCCCTTACCTAAACGCATCTTCATCTTCTTGGCCTTGAGCTTATCCATCATCTCTTGTACGAACGCCGAGTAATTTATCTGCTGTTCACCGCACCACATACGGAACGGTTTCGGCACAAGGTATAATTTCTTAATGTCGGTCTCGTATCGGGCCACTAATTTATTCCTAGGCACCGTCTCAGGTTGGATCAAAGAGTCCAGTACAGTACCGTCTTGCTTACGCAAATCACTCGTACTTTTTATCCTTAAGATGTTATCGTAATGCTCATTGATGTACTCGTTTAGAGTTTGCTCTATGGAAACCGCCATATCTTTGCTCTTATCTTTGTTGTCTTTGAGTACTTTTATGATCCAACGATGTATCGCTGCCATATCGAACTGAATCAATCCAAGGTTCTTAGCCAGTATCCCGCCAGACAATGCAAGCGATGGCCCTGCCGACCAAAAACGATTCTCCGACGTTAACCCACCTTCTTTGTCAACTTTGAGCTGAACGCTTCCGATTAATTGCTTGACTTGATCGAGGTTATTTATTATGTGCTGTACATAAATAGGCCCAGCGTGCCCATAACACTTTTCAATGTTGGCTGCAAATACGTCCGTCTCTGCTTTACTGTCAGGGCTTTTGAATATCTTGTCAACCCGAACTTCTAGTATCCGCTGCGCCTCTGCACTTGGGTTTTCTTTCGCCAAACGTATACGTTCTATAACGCTGGTGTTACCGCTGGTCACTGCCATAAGACTCCACGACTCACCACGTATCCGTTCAGCGTTGCTACCACTGACCATACGACCCCGCTGCTTCCCTGAAGTAAACTGGTACGCCAACTCACTCAACTGTTTCGGTGTTGCATTAGTCAGCTCATCAATGAACAACGGTAGGTTGTGTAGTACTTCTGAACGGTTCATCTTACTGTTGTGCGTATCTCGATCATCCAAGATAAGCTCTTCAGGGTCACCCCATATAGATGCCGCTGCTTTCATCGCAGTTGTTTTACCTAAACCAGAATCCTTACTGTGTAGATGGATGGCCGAGCACGCAATACCACCCATGAACTCCATAAGGATTGACCCGAACCCTGCACATACTACGTACTGGTGTAGTTCAAATCCCGGTCTGTTGTAGAACTCCATCAACGCCTTCCATTCCTCAAGCGTACCCTTGGGTTCAAACGCAGGAAACATACCGGCTGTCTGCGCTGATGGTGGGTTGAATTCAATCGTGTCTTTACGTATTTTCTGGTTGCCCAGAATAAAAGTGGATGCTGTATCATCTGTCCATCCAAACTGTCTATGTGCTTTATCTGCCATTTCGGTTGCCTGTAGTTCGTTAATCCATACTGTTACGTACCGCATCAAGTCATCTATGTTGGGTATTGCAACACCCCGCATTGACATCTGTTTGCGAAACTCCTCTTTTGACGTTACCGCTGTCAGGGGTACTGTAAACTCCCTAACACCGTCTTTCGGTAGGTGCAAGCGCATTACCACCGCTTCCCCTATTTCCACATCTACTATGCGCTGCACCACATAGACATCGTTGTGGTAAATCTGCTTCTCTTCTATGTCCCCGTCTGCGTTCTTGTTGCGTACATACACACCACCACTTGCACCGCGCACGTATGGGAACGGGTATTTCGGGATTACGTACGTGTTAACAGGTGCATTCGGTAGGTCTAAGGCAGGGACGTGTACTACGTTATCTTCTTCAGTAGCCTCTCGTAGTGTCTTCCCAACGTGCAATGGGCTACGTAACTTACCCCGATTAGGGCAAGCCAAACATGCTTCAGGGTTCTCTTCCTCAAACTTGTTACAGGTGTACCGTTTATCAGCCGTCAAGTTATCCCACTTAGCATCCGTTTCTTCGGGGTTATAACCTTCGTACCCACTGGATATCTTGTGTGCCTTCTCCCGACTACCATCACTGCACGCTTTAAGAATCGATAGCATCCCACGCCATATAGGTTCTGAGACGCCGTTCTGGTTCTTTAGGGCGTTATAGATCTGGACGCACCCTGCGCCTTCGTTTGATTTCTGTAAGATGTGCTTGAACTTATACTCTTGGTTTCCCAGCGCAGCGAGCATCGTCGCACTAGGGGCTTCTATTCTTTTGTTAGGAACTGGTATCAAGTCTCCACCAACGAGGTCTGAGAACTTGTCGAAGTCAACTAACGCCGAAACCGTTGGCCCTATAAAGCCCACTGCTACAGGAGTGTCAGGCTTGTAGTTGTGTGTTTGGGGTACACGCAAGACCCGTGCAGCATCCGATGTAACCGCAGGGTCGGCAGGGAAATTACTTCGGGCGCAAAGAGCCTTGAGGCGTTCTGCTACAGGTAGCCAGTCGTCTAGGCACACTGCCTCTTTGAGTGGCCAGTACACATGCACACCCCTACCAGAGTTAATGATGGTGGGACGTGGTAACGAATAAGTCTTACAAAACTGCTTTAGTGCTTGCATGGCTTCTTGCTGAGAAGCGAATTCTTTGGATGGGCCGCAATCAAGATCTAGGAAGAAGGACTTAAGATGTTTTACGTTATCGACTTTACGCGACTTACCTTCGTTGAACGTAGCTAAAGCAAAATAAACATCGTAGTCGTTATCATCTAGGTCTTTGGCGGCACTGACTAATTGGTCTATGGAACCATAAAACTGTTGGCTTCTTTTATCTTTGGAACTGTTGGACGCAAAAATACAATATAGCCCACTGCTCGATAGAACCTCCTTTAAAAATGTTGTTGTATCCATAAGCGTAGATCCGAGCGACACCACGGCAGGGGCATTATTACGCCCTCTTCGACTAGTCTAGCCGTGGGTATTGTTTTAGGAATGGGCTTCTTCTCGAAGATACCCAAAGTAATTAGGACTAGTCGTCCCATCCATCAACAAGTGCACTCAAATCTGCCGCTTCTTTCGGTGCTGCCGACTTCACCTTCGCCACTTTCTTCGGCTCTTTTACAGGTTCTTCGACATCTTCTACATCAACTTCTACTACATCAACTTCCTCGGCTGTCACCGGGGCAGACTGGGTAACGTCTGTAAAAGGACTTACCTCTCCGCCAACGGTGAAGCCTTCCACTGCATCAAACGGGGATGACGCTTGTAGCGGTACGTACTTGGTGACTTGCACTGCTCGTAACCGTAGTGATACCCCTGCTTCTCGCATGTTGTATGGGAAAAGAACGACCGCAATGTTACCAACACTGCCGGTAGTCAAGGCAAAATCTTCATCTAACTCCTTGTTCCCTGCGTCATATTGCTTAGGCTTGCTGGTAGCATCTTTACCGTACGCCCCTTTCAACGTGGCTTTACCAATAAACATACCGTCATCAGTCTTCTTGAAAGGCATGGGGATCTTCTCAGGCCATTTAGCCTCACGCTTCTCAGCGTATGCAGCCGCCATAGCGCCCATCAATTCTTTAGCCTGTTTATCGTCCATCTTAAACTGCATCGAGTAAGAAGCACCGTCGTCGAATGGGTCACACGGCACACTTCTGTTCTCCGTATTATCAAAACGGTAGGTCTTATTGATACGTGGGTATAGTACTTCAACACCTTTTATAAGGTAGTTCATATATGTTTCTCCAAACATTTAGTCATTTAATTTAAAACCGTCAACCTCATCGAATGGGGAAACACTCCGATCTTCTACCGGCGCAACAATTTTAGTCATTGCGTTAATAGTATCTTCGTGATCCTGCATCTCTTTGACAGTCTCTAGCTCCTGCTCTTCTAACGGACGTATCGGTCTGAAGAAGAGTTTTGGTGTATCGCTACCTTCGTCGAAATAAATCTTCGATATGACAGCGATGAAAGGCGTCTCACGCGCCTCAAGGTACCGTGCATAAGCACGTAGGGGCATTTCCCCTTTTACCGCGTCCCCAAATATAGAAGTCGGGGGTAGTTGTAACTGATAAACTGTTTCCAGATCATCCTTTAAAACGACTGCCAAACGCTGCACAAAACGACATGCGCGCCCAGAGCCTTTCCCAGAACCTCTAATATTTTGAACACAATCTAAGCAACGTCCAGACTGCCGTTGGGTATCTGGTACGTCTAAAGCAGGGTATTCGGTATCGTTAGACCAACAAGTCGGTGCAACTATTTTATCGGGGTCGTACTCATTTTTATAATACATCCTAGACGTATAAGCAACGCCAATGATGATGCACTCGATAGAATCTAGACCCTCGGTGGGTATACCACCAAACTTCTTGTCCTTAATACCAATTCTTTTAACGTTAGTTTCCATTAATAATCTTCGTCTGTATCCAAGTCAGGGACTTCGACCCGATCATCTTCTGGACTTACTTCATCCCATGTTGTGTCAGGTGCATCTTCGTTCAAGTCACTAAGTAGTGCTTGCGATACGGCATTCAAGTCGTACCTGTAGGTCTGCCCTATATGAATGTAAGTATTTTTCGGTATACGCCCTTGCTTCATCCAGTTACGGATCAAGCGTTCAGATACCATAAAGTGTTGAGCGACTTCTCTAATTGAAACTAATGCGGGTGTCATGGTTACTTCCTTCTAACGGATATAGTGTATGTGGAGTTTGAGTTAAGACCTTTCGGCAACAAGTCAGGATTCGACTCAAGAAATTCTCTCATGTTCTTCTGGTTTAGGCGCTTGTCCAGCAGTGCAGGTTCTCCGTGCTCAAGAATAAACTTGTGCATTTGATCCCAGTCGCTAGTCCAATACGTTTGTTTAACCGTCCGATAGAATAGACCTTCTGAAGTCTTGACGCTGCTAACGTCATGTTCTTTGCAGTGTTCCAACAGAGCGCCCTTCACCGCGTCCAATTGTTCTACAAGAATGCTGTCCTCTTTGTCGAATTCCGCCTTTAATTCAGACCGTCGATCCCGTATTTTTATATAGGTCTTGACCAACTTGTCTAAAGGTATAGCCGTTTCGCTGCCCATTTACATCTCCTTAACTTGCCGAACTGTTGAATATAATATACTTGGCTGTCCTACGCAAGTATATCATTGTATAAATCAATCATTTTTGTATGGATATTGATTTTATTGTCCAGCATTGCATAAACACGTTTTTCTATGGACGATCCTTGCAACTGAACCACGGTACACTTGTGGTCTTGACCTGATCTGTGTACCCGAGCGTTGGCCTGTGCGTACGTTTCTAGTGAACTGGTTGGCCCCCACCATACCACCGTATTCGCAGCCGTCAGGGTCACACCGTGCGCTGCTGCTTGGGGTTGGATTACTAACACCCTAGGGTCATCAGAATTCTGGAACTGCCTAAAGATCTGCGTCCGTTTAGCCGCTGGTACATCACCACGAATGACTGCTGTACTGATGCCGTCAGCTTCTAATTTGTCAGTAAGAATGTCTATAACATGCCTGAAAGGCACGAATACCAATACCTTCTTACTAGACTCGTCGATTACCTCGCGCAGGACTTTGTACCGGTGCTTGATATCAAACTCTAGCGTGTCTCCAGTATCGGTGTAGACTGCACCGCAGGATATTTGTAGTAACTTGTTCATGTTCACTGCTGCATTAGACGCAGTTACCTGCTCACCTGCTGCGTCCATAATCATTTTATCTCGTAACAAGTTATAGTATTTGTTCTGCTGTCTGGTAAGTTCAACTTCCCGTTTTACATACACCATCGGTGGTAGGTCTAAACATTCTTCTTTGGTGAACCGTATGGCTGGTTGCAGCACACGGAACACGGTATCGGTGGCGTTGTCCTTGGGTACCCATCTAAAGTTAGTAACTTTAAACATAACCTGATCGCGGAACGAACCGGCGAAACGGGGCACTGCCGCAGGGTTAACGAGTTTAGCCAAGCCGTACGCATCCACTGGGCTTTGTGCCGCAGGGGTACCGGTCATCATCCATAACCATTTTTCAGGGGTCATCAACGCGTTGAGCGTCTTCCATCGTTTGGTCTGGGGGTTCTTATAGTGGGTCGCCTCGTCCACAATGATTAGGTCAAAACCACCATTTGCTACGGCGTCCGACACAATCTCAACCCCGTCGTAATTTATTATCACGTAGTCAGCGTTACCCTCAATGATCTCCCTGCGTTTCTTCGCTGATCCATAGGCCACATCGACCGTTCGGTGCATTGCAAACGTGAACAGATCATTACGCCACGCGGAATCCATGATAGACAAAGGACATATAATCAACACCCGTTGAATACGACCCACATTCATAAGGTAATCTGAAGCCCAGATCGCACTAGCTGTCTTACCCGTACCCTGCTCGTTGAAGCAGAACGCTCGCTTGTTCATGGTCATAAAGGCAGAGGTTGTTTTCTGGTGCTCAAACGGAGAATACTTACCCGTCCACTTATACTTCCCTTCAATAGGGGATGGCACCTTGATGTTTAAGTTCTTCAGTACATGCGCCTCGTCGATACCCCACTTAACCACTACCTTGTTATCAGGTAGTTCTTGGCTCTTGGGTATGACCGTCGTTACTTTTTTAGGGTTGCGAAGCCGCAAGAGCAGCGCCTTGTTATCTAAAATTTTCATATATTTTCCTGCTAGAAAAGCCCTGCTTAGTCCACAGATAGGGCTAGGTCTGCGATATCGGTATGAACTACCTCTGGACTAACCTGATTTTTGCACCCTATAACTGGAGGATATAGGGTACGTTCTTTAAAGACGCATCAGGCTCAACGTCTGGTAGACTTCTTCTGTCTCGCAACAGGTGGTTTCTTTAAGTTACGGCTACGGTTAGCACTAGCACTCTCCACCTTCACGCCGTCCTTGTTGCTGCCACCCCGTGCCAGTGGTTTGTTATGGCTAACATCCTTACCTTCTCGCTTGTCTGCTTTACCATTCTTGTTCGCGTCTTTACCTGTCCTGTCCATTTCACGCCGAGCTTTCTGCCGCTCCATACGTGCCTTAAACTCTGGACTATCTGGTGCTTTGTTTACTTGCTTCTTTCGGTCTGCTTTATTTCTGTAAGGCATCTAACTTCTCCCGTTATGTGGACATTCCAACACCACGCAATGCGCTCTGCATAACCCGCTAGGGCTAGTGTTCCAAATATCTTTATCGAACGCGGTCTCCATACTCATGTAGTCCCGCAACCATTTTTCCCACAACGGCCCTTGGTCGTGCGCCTCGTAGGTATCTTTTATTAGGTCATTAGAGACTACAAACAGTAGCCCTCCTCGTACCTTCTTTATATCTGGGAAGTGTTT